GATTAACAGATTTGGCATTATGCCAAGCTCTAACATAGTCCCACATTTGGTTAGTACCACCTACAGAGCCATTTGGATTGGTGCCATATGGACTAATATTATAAATGTTGGCATCTCTTGCCCAACCCTGTGTGTTGCCAGCAACGGTTCCAGCTACGTGTGTACCATGATTGTTGTCATCTACATCTAAAGCGTTTACATATGAACCTGATCGATCATAAACATAAGTACCAGAACCACCATACGCAAACCAGTTTATTTGTTGAACTCTTGTTCCGCCAGTACCATCTGCATTTACTTGAAATTCTGGATGATCTGGATCAATGTGACCATCGAAAATAACAACATCTACATTTTTACCAGATGCTGTAATAGTTAAATCATCTGTAACTACTGGAGAAATACCATTATCTCCCCAATTTGATCTATTAGAAGATTCAGATTGACGAAGTAATCCCCAGTTAATGTCGGATACATCTTTTTGCCATCTTTTATCGAAAGACCCGTTTGTGATTGTATAATTAGGTCTAATACCTTTAATTAAAACTTCTGCTAATTCAACACCTAAAACTCTATCATCAGCTTCAATTAATTGTGCTTCATCATCAGTTAGCATATAATGAGTATTTCTACTAATTTCTCTTCTATGAACGAGTTCTACTGCTCTGTTTGGAATAAACAGATTACCACCCGGTGTTTCCATGTCTTCATAGAAATCATCGAGATCTTCTCTATTCTTAAGTGTAACAATCCATTCTCTTAGAGCAGACATATATTAAGCCTCTAATTGAAGAACGGTTAAAGTAACTGTAATCGCAGCTGCACCGCCTGATTTATTTTTTACAGCGCATGGGATAGTAGTTGTTGGAGTACTTTCTAAATTATATCCAATTACACCTGGCGAAACTAAAATTGTTTGAGCACCGGTTGTAATTACTTCTGCAATAACACCTGCGTCTGGTGCTGGATCAGATGTTTCAGCGCGAGATGCATCTGCAGTTCTTGATGCTGCATTTGCATATATTCTTACCCATGCCGCAGCCGAAGTCTGAATTGTTAGAAGCGCATAACCTTTAAATCCAGCAATATCTAAATTCGCAGATGCATCATTTGCAATAGAAGCTGTTGTGCCGGCTTTAGAAGATCTGCCAGACAATCCTGTACCACCACTCGAGCCGTTTGCTGAAACCGTAGAAAATGAAAAATTACCAGACCCATCGGTTGTTAATACTTGACCAGAAGAACCGTCTGAAATACCAAGATCTAAAATGCTTGTTGGTAAATCTGCAGTTTTTGCATAACTTGTTAAAAGTGGTGGGACGTAAATAAAATTACCATTAGTAGAATTATATGTCAATGTTGAAGTGTTAGCAGCACCTGCTACTGTTACACTAAGATCACCATATCCAATCCCTCCAGCATTGGTAAAAGAAAAATTACCAGATCCATCAGTTGTTAATATTTGACCAGAAGTACCGTCTGAAATACCAAGATCTAATAAATCAGCCGGTACTGTTGGCGCGTTTGTTAGATCTCCGTAATCTCCGGAAAATTGATTGTCGTATAATTCTGTAAAGTTAAGATTAGCTTTTTGCCAAGCAGTACGTATCGGATCGCCCGTTCCGTCGTTGGCAGCTCCACCTACATTGATTACCTGCTTTGCCATAATTAGCTCCTTAGTTTTTATCTATTTATTTTATTGCCCGTTATCAACGGTAATGTTTGTTGTATCTACTGTATAAATGAAATTATCTGCTCTTACTGTTTGATCACCAATAACTTGATTTGGACCAACGATTTCATCGCCACCAACAATGTAATCATCTTTAGTAATAAGTTGGAATTTTGATGAAAGATTTGCATTAATTTTTTTATCATATATAAAAGTACTAAACATTTTAGTACCAGCAAGATGAACATTCTTCTTAACATTTTCTTTAAAACGACTACTATCGATTGTTGATCTAATATCATAAGAAAATTCTTGATAATAATCACTATCTTGTATTTTCATATTTCCATCAAAATAAACATCCTCACCATCGTCGGCAAATGTTTTTGTGTAACCATTAATTTGAGAACTTTGGTCTCCCCAGAATCCAGCAGTAATACCCTGTGAATTTGCTCTAAGTATAGCGCGCGCAGCAATATCGCCGTTTTTATCTATGAGATAAACTGTTTCGCCGTCAACATAACCAAAGCCAGAATTTCTAATTTCCGCCGCAGAAATTCGCCCAGTAGAGAACAATGTTTTAGATTCAATAATAGCATTATTACCAAATCTTCTACTATCATAATCTCTTTCTACGGCTAATACATCATAATTATTTCCTTTATGAGTAATAGGATCACCACTCTTAAACCCATAATAAGCAAACGGTCTTACAAAAAGAATTTCATTATCGTTATCAATTGCAGTAATAATACCATTTACCCCAGTTGCGGCCTGCGATATTCTATCACCTTTTGTAAATAAAGCGCTATAATTATCAATTAATAACGCTTGATCTGTTCTATCAAACGCGATCATTTGTTCGTCGCGAGCAAGTGCCCAAACATCGTTAATATAATCTTCACCAGGATCTAGATTTTCAAATGCGTCAATAACACCTATATCAAATTCGGTTAAATCAAATGCATCTTCTAATACTGTTGAAAGTGTAACTGGGCTTGCCGTTCCAGACATTGATACTAATGCTGGAGGTGTTGCATTATAATCTGCAGAATTAAGAGGAACACTTAGAAAATTTCCAATAACATCCGTAATTAATGAAACTGTTTCGACATCAGATAATGATTCAACTTTCACGTGTGTAGGGTCACCTGTATTAGCATATAAAGGACCCGGTGATGTATCATTTTTTCCGGCAACAGTAAAAATTTCTCCGGTATTTGTAGCTTGATCATACGCAGTATAAGTTTTACCTCTAGAAACAGATGTAATATCTCTAGAAATATTAAACTCACTTCCAGGCTCCATTTTAAGGCCAACAGAACTAGAGTTTTGGCCTATGACAGTACCTTGGTTATTTGCAGTATCTCTCAATACTTCTAAAATTTCAAATTCAAAATTTTCATTCTTTAAAACTAAAACTTGATTTGAAACAAGCAATTTTGTATTTTCAATGGTGTATCCAAATCCGCCATCTAATACTTTATAATCAACTGTACCTGTGAATTCATCTTGCAAATCTGTAACAATTGCCACACCACCTTTACCATATTCCGATTGAATTGTAAGAATATCACCAATTTTATTTCCTGTAGTACCACCGTAATCTAAATCAATTTCTAAAGCATCTGCAGAACCGTTTAGTTTACCAAATGCAACATCTTCACCATTAATTCGAGTAATAATATCATCGAATTTTGTAAATTTACCTTTAGGATTTGAAATGTAAATAATTGGTGTAAGTGTTCTATTTAGATAAACAAAATTAATTTTATCTACAATTGCTTTTGCTTTAGAAATCGATCCGTAAATATTTCTACTAATTAGATCTTTATATTCATACATAATTGTTTCGTCTGAATTGTAAAATTCATTGTTATTTGGAAACATTTGTAAGTATGTGCCTGTCTGCCAAACCGAGGCAGATGGTTTAAGCATATATTTTGACGGATATCTAATTTGAATATCTTCGGCAAAAAATAATCTAAAGAAAAGTTTAACAGAACTTTCGCTGCCTTTTCTTCTATATAAATCTAATATATTCTTAAGTACAAATCTTGTATTTTGCTCATCTAGATTTGGTAAATCGGCCATATATTTTTTCTTGTAGAAAACAATCATTTCTGCAAGAGTAGTTCCAACATCACGGTATTCAAATAATCTTCTAGAATTATAAACACCCATATTAGATTCTGATTCAACAAATCTGTAATATTGCTCTACTAAATCAACAAGCATATGACCTTCTTCCCTGTAATATGCAGGGAACTGTTGAGCTATTTTAAAAGCAATATTTTTTTCTACGAGTGTTACTTGATTGTCGGCCATTATGATGCCTCATACATACGTACAGTTACATCGTCATCAGTAATAAGGAAAATTCTACCAGACGGAGACTTAATATCATTATTATATGTTCTTACTTGAATTTTAATACCGGATCCTTTAAACCCAGTTGTTTGGAATCCAACTAAATTAATTTCTCCTGTGGTATAATTTACACTACCGGCGATTGGTTTAATAATTTGCGGATTTGTAATATCAGAAGTTACAATTTGGATATTACCAAGACCATCATCTTGTAAGTAAGAATCAACATTGTTATACCCAAATACACTACTAATTACTGCAGGCTTATAGTCATTAAAGCCATTTGAATCTTTAAAAGGATATGGTTTAACAAGACGCGCAAAGAATTTAAATGATGGACTTTCAGAAACATTTAACGATGGAGAATAGATTATATATGGACAAATTCCAAGAGTATTACTTTCAATAGAAATATCTGAATCATCAATTGCTTTTGAAAGTTTAGAATGACGAAGAGTTACATTAAAGTTGTCTAGTTTATCTGTATTATAATTTGAAATTGTATTTCTTACAATTGTTTCAATTGCTCCAGCAGATTTTGTTGTAAGTTTTGGATTAAAATAAATGTCAGCTTCTACACAAGCATACATAAATTCAGAGTTAACAAAAACTGGTTCAATTGCAAGTGGACTTTTATCTTTTAAGAATTCAATATATGTGGCGGCAAGTGTTGATGATAAGCCTTCACGACCTTCACCAAGATAAACAGAAATTGCAACCTTTCCAAACTGAGGAGGTGTTAGATCTTCACCACCGTATGCAGCAGCTGATTTAATTTCTGGGAATTTTTGTTTTAATAGAATTTCATAATCAGAAGTTGTAACTGCGCGCTCTTGAATTTGTAATGATTTAGGAGCAAAATAGCGAATACTTTCTAAAGACTCTCTATCTGCGCCTCCGGCAGCAACTTGAATTGTAGTTACACGCGCAGTAGTTGTTGGTGATGTTAATTGTAATTGAAAATTAAATGCTCCATTTGCTTCAGCGCCAGAAGTAATTCTATATCTTACACGAATATCTTCATATTGTTCTGGTTGTAAACCAAAAGTATTATTACCAAAATACACTGAATAACGCCCATCATAATATGGTTCTACATAGAATACTTTATCTGTAGCGCCTACTCCAAAAATATCATTTTTTCTAATAAACACGTTAGAGTCATCTGTAGCTTCTGCGTCAACAAATACTGCAATAGAATCAGTATCGGCATTTTCGTTAGAAAGAATAACTCTTAGAATACCATCGGCATCAACAAAATAACCTTCTCTTTCAAATGATGCAAGCATTTCGCCTTCAAAAATCTCTACATTTTGTGCTACGAAAGTAGAAGGAGCCGTTTTGCGAGCAATATATGTTTCTGAAGTAACAAAGTTATATGAAACTCCTTGGAAAGTTGTCGTAAATTGTGAATAAGCAGGAATGGTAAGAGTTTGATCTGTTATTGTAGAATCTGTAAGAGTAACATTAACAACAGCACGGGCAGATTTTCTAGATCTTGGTAGATAATTAAGTTCTTTTGCGTGTGAAATAACCGAGTTTTTAAGCACAGCAGAATCAAGGAACATTTCATTGATTGCCATATTTGTATAAAAGTTATTTTGGAAAGTATTATAAGCCAAAACATCCAAGAACACACTCATATTCGACCCTTCAAAGTTATAATCTTTGAATTGTGTTTGGTTAGTTAAATACGTCTTAAACTGAGCTTTAATAGTCTCAAAGTCTAATTCTGATATATTTAGTTTAGCCATTTATCGAGTCCTCTCTAAAAATACGTCGAGCGTAATTGGCTGTTGTACATTTCTGACATAAAAGACTATCCTAACGGATACTGCGTTATCGTCGATATTTGATGTTGCTATTACGTCTATTAATTCTGCTCTTGGTTCATGTAATTGTATTGTTGTTCTAACTTGGTCTTGAATAAGTAAAAGTGTTGATGGAGTAATATTTTCAAAAAGCATTGCGCGAATATTTCCACCAAGATTTGGTTGCATTAATCTCTCACCTTTATCTGTTAAGATAAGGTTTTTGATAGAATCTTTTACTGCATCTTCATCTTTCCAAACAGTAAGGTCAGCAGACACAGGACTGATTTCAAGATTCTTTTTAAAATCTTGATAAATCGTTATCTTTTTTGTTAGTGGCGTAAACGCCAGTTGTCCTATTGCCATTTATCTTTCCTTATTGTACATCGCTTAAGTCACATCATCTAAGGTAAATGTTGTTGGTCCATCATCAGTTCTTTGTGTTCCAGGATTACCAGGATTACCCGGCGCAATACTTGTAACATTATCAAGTGTTATAGCCGGCGCTGCAGGTGGATTTGTTGGCGTACTTGGAACGGAAGGAGTAGATAGATAACCTTTCGATCTTGCGTATGCTCTTTCACCTTCTGTAAGTTCACCTTGGCCTGTTAATGTTCCATCTTCATTTCTAGATATCTCTACCAAAGCTTCAACATTGCTTGCATCTTCCTCTGTCCATACATTACCACCGAATTCACCTTGAGGATCATTGCCAAATCCATTGTTGTCTCCTACGGCAGATCCTGCAGGTCTATCTCTTTCACTTGTTACATCATAATCTGCAGCTCCAACATTTGGAGGAGGCGTTCCATCTCCACCATTACCTGGCCACCATCTTTCAGGGCCAATATCTACATGGATAAATCTATCTACATGATAATATCCAATACCTCTGAATCCTATTGATCTCGCCAAGTTTCCATATTCTTGAAGACGACTCGCTGTCCATCCACTCCAACTTAAATCGAGCGCCGTTCCTTGCATGTGTTGCGAATTTGCGGCCGCACCACGAATACTTGCATTATAAGTAGGATTTCTATAACCACTATATAATAAAAGAGGTCCACTAATTAAATCTCTTTCTGTTAAAGCATCATAATATCTTTTCATAAGTACCTTAACATCTGGTACCAGCATAGTCCATCCTTCATGCGGTGGTACCATTGCAGTTGTCCATCGGCCCTCCGCTCTTAACCAAGGTACTCTTCCATTAATTAAATCCTCCCACGATACATTTACATCTCTATATTCCTGTGTAGTCGGAGGCTGAACATTTCCAGCTCTATACCACGCAGTAGTATTGTTATTTATTAATCTGTCTCTCGTTTCGTTAGGAAGTCTAATTGCGCCTGCTCTAATAGATTCGCCAATAACTCTATTTGAAGCATTTGAAAGTGTATTAAATACTTCATCATATCTATTTTGAAAATCTCTAAGAGGATTTGCTAAACCATTAATTAATCCTTCTATTCCTGTCATAAGAGCACAAAATCTCATGATTAAAAATTGAATTTCTTCTAATGACGGATTTTCAAACAAACCTGTTAAATAATCTACTAATCCTTTTACTTTTGCTTTAAGTTTTTCAATATTTTCTTCTGAAAAGAAACCTAAAATTTCTGCTTTTAATGCTTCCATTCTACCAACAATTTGATTTTGCACAAAACTGCGAATTTCTCCCATGATTCTTTCTGGGCTAAAGTTTTTTATAAAATCTTTTACTTTATTTACAACACCTTCAATAACAGATTCAATTTTTTCTTTTAAAGCTTCAAGTAATGCTTTAACTTTTATTTTATCAAATAAAGCTTTAATAGGATCTTCAATATTTCTAATTTTATTGATAAAAGCTACTGCTTCTTGAATTAATGCGCCAATTGATCCAATTAGATTAAAGAAAGCATCAATAGCACCGAAAATATTAGAAAAAAGAGAACAAAATCCTCCCATAATGCTATCAGTAAAATCGCCTCTATAATAATTATCTAATTGTTTGGCAAATCCTGGTCCATTAGCATTACCGGCGTCAATTGCTCCAACAGGCGTAAGCAAACTTACAGAAAGAAAATCTGCATATTCTACTGCAAGAATTGGTCCTTTTGTTAACCTATGGGCTAAATATTCATTTTCATTTAATCTAATATAAGGTCTTTTTAAGAAATCATTATTTAAGGAGTTTAATGACTCATAAAATGTAGTTTGTCCATACCTATTAATAGCAGTAATTAAAGGATTTGCTGTTTCATCCTGAATAGTATTAACAAATTCTTCTTGAAACACATCAGCTTGCTCTAACGCGTATTCACCGTTAGGTTTAATAGTTGGGCCTCTTTGAATCGCGTTGCGTTCTTCAATAGGGCGCAAACATTCTCTACATAATGGTTTTCCAGGACTACATGTACATGCCATTATACGCCTCCATTTCCGCCAGGACCAGCTGGTCTTGCTTGACTCGCCGGAGTTTGTTGAATTCTTGTTAATACTGCTCTAAATGAGTCAGTTGATGTGAGTGTTGTATTTAATCCATCTCCTTCATAACGGCTTTGGCCTGCATTATCGCCAGTTAACACTGGTAGTGATGCCCATACATTAGCAAGTCTATTACCAAATTGGTTAACAGTTAATTCACCTCTCATAAAGGCTTCTAAGCCTTGCTCTTCCATTAGAGTAATTGCAAGTTTATCTTGGTTAACTGGGTTAAACAAATCACTCTTAGATAGTCCAGCTCTTGAATACAACGCTTGGCTTTCTGACCATCCTGGTGGTGGACTCCACGGCCAAGATTCTCCAGTTGTTCTATTAACCTGTCCTTGCTGACCTGTATTATATCCACGCAATGTAGGTTCGATAATTTGATATCTGCCAGAAGCTTCAGAATCACATAGATGGTCAATACTATCCATCCAATCTAGAAGTTCACCAATAGTCAGTTGAGTAATTGGTCTTGCTGGATATAATGATCGATCAACAGCCCAAACAATATCATCGTATCCATCACTTTCAATATTGCCAATAAAATCTAAAAGAGGCGTAACTGCAGATTGCGTTGCTGCAGAAACATTAGCAATGTTTGCACCGGAATTGCTGCCAGTATTTCCACCAGTACCGCCACTGCCCGCACCGCCTACACCATCTACACCACCATGATCACGAGCAGTATATCCAGAACTTCCGACTGCATCAGGCGGATCTGAAGGTTCTACAGATGTATTTTTAGCTGGAGGCTCCGGAGCAACAACTTCTCCTTCAACAAGGCCACCTTCTGCCGTAGTTGCTGCAGGATCAGCAGCAGAGGCACCTTCTGCTTCTCCATTCGCCATACTAACATAATCGTCAATCGCTACATTAGGTCCGTAAACACTTAATAATCCACCAGAACCAACTTGTAATTTTGCAGTACCATATAAGTTAGCATCACTTGTTCCAGTGATATATAATTCTTCGCCAAGAATATTCATGGCTCCAGTTGATTCCATATTAAGATTTTCTGTTTTAAAATGAACATCTGTAACTTCTGCCCAAAGTTTTGGTGTTTTAATAAATGCACCTTGACCTGATAATATTTGTGCTTCTTTAGCAGCTTTAATTACCATAGTACCAACATTAGCTTCCATTTTAAGGTCGCCTGCGCGGAGTTGCATTTGTTCTGAGCCTTGCATGGTCAATTGGCCACCGACAGAATAAAGCGCATTACCGTGAACAATCTGCTGATAATCACCCATAATTTCTTCTGTCTTATTACCTTTTACGTAAACATGAGAATTGCCCTGAATTGTAACATAACTACCAGAGCCAACATAAACATGTTGTCTTCTATCATTAATTTCATACTTATCAGAAACTGATTTGTGAGTTGTAGTACCTCGTGTATCAATTTGAACAAATGAACCAGATTTATGATAAACCATAATTCGTTCTGCACCAGGCGTGTCATCTAATTCTATTGTATGGGCAGCCGTTTCTATAACTCTATTATATGGATATTGCGCATTATATGCAGAACTCGGTTCTTCCCAAAATGCTTCATCAAGTCCACCAACTCTATTTTCACGTCTTCTATTCATTTCTTGCGCTAATACATAAGTTTCTTCTACATATTCACCTCGGGCCAGACGAGAGTTTCTTGGTTGTCCAATATCTTCTGGTCTAGAGCCCTGCGCTAATATTTCGCCATCTCTTGGAGGAATACGGCCAAATCCCCTATCTTCTGGCTGAATACCTTCTAAATGTTGAGTTGGAATTAATCCTAAAATCATAGGTTGTTGCGCATCACGACCATCTAAAAATACACCAAACACCCATGAATTTAATCTTGGAACATTATTAGGATTATAATCTCCTTGTACAACAATAGCCCAAGGTAAATCATCAGTTGGAATATCTTGATTTGTACCATGAACACCAAAAGCGCGCACTTTGCAGCGGCCTTCTCTACGAGGATCTACATTATCTTCGATTATTCCAATAAAAAATAGAGGATTTTTAATTCCTACACCTTCATGCATTATGTTGTACTCCTCGGCGCGGATGGTGTTTGCGGATTTGCAATATTACTTCTTGCGCTCCAATCAAATTTAACTAGTCTTAAAGACGTTTCTAAAACACCTTCTGCAAACGTATGGTTTGTTGCTTTCACTAAATATCTTCCAGATATGATGTTATCGTCAACAGAAGAAGAAACACCATCAAAATTCTTAAATGTTAAATGAACGACTTTTCCTGGTCTAATATCTAATCTACCTTTTAATGATACCGCAATAATAGTATTATTTAAGTGATGATAATATGAAACTCTATTATGAAAAATTTGTGTAAGATTTCTGTCATTAGCTAAAGGACTCGGTGTGTCTCCATTACTTTGATAATCTTTAAAGATCATAAATCTTCTTGCATTATTTTCAGTAAAAGTCGCGGCTCTAAATTCTGCAGTATGCGGATTTGTTTCCTCAGAACGAGGAGCTCCAGTCATATCAATATAACGAGCATCGTCATAATTAAATTTACTAATATTTAATGTACCTCTAACCAAATCTATTTCAGTAACTTCATTTCTATAAGAACCAGAGAAAATATCTGTAGACGTATCGATACCTTTGCTTACAATTTGCATTTGATCTATTCTCATAATTTGAGAATCAAGATCTTCTGTAGTAAATGAACCAACAGGAGAATAATGCAAATATGTAACATCAGAATCACGTAATCCAGTTAAGAAATATTCGTCAGAACAAAAATAGAAATCTTCTACTGTTTCAAAAAACTTATAACTTTGAGAAGCCGTTTCTGGATTAAATCCACGAGATGCTGCAAAAAATAAAGCTTCTGAAGAAGATAATCTAGGAATAATTAATTTTTGTATACCAACAGTCGGTTGAATATGAATACTTCTTTCGGGTGTTTGGTTATTCAAAGGATATCTTGCAGTGGCAAATGGTAATGTTTTTGAACGATCATCTCTATCTAAATAATCAGCTTGACCGATTGGCCAATAATATTCGTTAAATATTCTTTTTACAATATCATAAACAGGTCTATTATAAGCTTTTGTAATTTTAACCAAAGAACCATTGTATGTTACATCTGAAACAAAATGCAATTTATATGTTACACCATTAGATGTTGGTGTTGGAATAATATCAGTAACCTTATGTACTCTTGCATTTAATTTAATTTCAGTACCAAGGTCAAATGATTTAATCCATAGTTCTAAAGATTCTTCACCTCTTATTGGCAATGAATCTAAAACACCAGCATTATCACGCACAGACATAGTACCACTCCATGAAGCAGTGTCCATAGATTGGTCGATCGAAACAACACCAATAAACGTACCAGTAATATCTCTTTCAGAACCGTTGAAAGATTTAAGAACTGCTTTAGTTATTTCTGCTATAGCTGGATTATTTTCACTCATTATCTACTTCTTATTTTTCTAGAAAACTCTGATGTAATAATAGGAAGATACGCTTTATCAATTAAGAATATTTCTTTTTTATTTTCGTTTTCCATAGATTCTTGATCGTATACTTTCCATGCTATCCATTCGTCTGGAATAATACGCTTAATAATAATTTTACGTCCTTGTTCTGTGCGTAAAATAACTCTATCTTCTTTACGAAGATAAATTGTTCTGAAAGATTCAGGTGCTAGTTTTACAATATCTACTGCCATTTAATTAGACCTCTTTATAATAATAAATGATGTTTTCACCATTATCTTCTTTGGTCCATTCAACAATCTCTTCACCAACTCGACCAGATTCGGTGCCATATTTTTCTATTAAATATCTATTGAAATCATATTCTGCCATTGGCCATTGGTGATATGGATCGATAATATTATTAGACATATAAACCAACCAAGTATAATCTGTTGATCCATAATAGAGATGCGCAATATCTTCTGCTCTTTGACCTTCTTTAACTGTATATGGCATAAATAACATTGGATTTGATGCTACCCAAGATGAAAAGCTATTGCGACGAGTAATATCTTTTACTCGCTGACCCTCATAAGTAATTGTTGGAAAATTTTCGAAATATTTCATATGTTATTCCTTAAGTAGTAATTCCAGCAGCACGGGCCAATGCAGGATCAACCTGGCCATTTCCAAAACCTACGGTTGCTTCTGGTAATCTAGCAGCAGACTGTGCCGCGGCAGGCTCTGCACCATAATCTTCTGCAGTTTCAATTTGCAGTTCTTGCATTGTTAACGAAAGTGTAACACCAGCAGGTTTACCACCTTTCATAATTGCCATAGTTCCTCCACCTGCATAATCTACACTAAAGTTTTTAACCATAGATGGTTTGAATTTCATATATGCGTTTTCATTTACACCAATTAAATATGTATAACAAACTTTTGGATATCTTAAGAAAGCTTTTTCAATTGCTAAAGATCCGGTACCTAGGTTTTGAGTTACTGGTAGTACAGATAATTTAAATTGTCGAATAATATCCATGATTCTTTGAGAATCTTCTTCATTACTTGGCATAAGATCCCAAGTAAATTGATGGGTTCTTAATTGAACGCCTTCAAAGGCAAGAGTTTCTCTTGGGTTGATTACTTGACCTGTTGCAGTATTAATAGATCTAGAAATTTGCTCTGGCAAAACTCGGGCTGATCTCATTAAATATTGAGCAACTGATGCAGCGTCATAGTTAGATGTTCCAGCAATACCGGCAGCAATATCATTAATTGCTCTACCAAAAGCACCCGTGCTGCTAGATGTTAAAGCCCTTGCCAAATCTGCTCCAGCCCCTTGAATCATTCCTGGAATATCACCGATAGTTGATGTACGACCTTGCGCAAAATTACTAATTTGATTTGCTAATCCTTCGATTAAAGGATCTCTAGAAAAGCCATTATAATCTAATGCAGTGCTATCTTGTAATTGTTTTGGAAAAGGTAATTCAATAGCGCCTGAACTTCTAACAGAAGCAGAAGATGTTCGCAATGTTTGACCAAGATTTCTTGTACCTGCGGAAAGAAGGTTTTGAAAACTATTACTTTGAAATCCGTCATAAGAATATTCTTTAAACACAAACATAATAGAGTGTGGAAAGGGTTTATTAGGAAATCTTAAATGTGCGGGCGTACCAGAAGACGCAGCTTCGGCTTGTCTTATAGTTTGTTCCGGTCTTGTTGAACCACCAACTCCGAGGTCTTGGTATGGCATGGTCTTTTACCTTTGCGTATAAATAATTTATTATTTTATTTTCTATTTATATCAAATTATGAGGTGGCGCTTGGCTTATAGTGGAAGGTTCAGACCAAAAAATCCTGCAAAGTATAAAGGAGATCCGA